AGGAGGAGATCAAACAAAATCGTTTGGTTATGTTGCAGGAACACTAGTGTACAAATATGAGTTGTCAGGAGTTTCTCTAAGAAGAATTAATAAAACTCATAATCTGGAAGATGTAACGATTTCAAATCCAAGAGATTTAGATTACTATCATATTAAATTAGACATGACTGATCAAAGTTCTACTATGGTCAATAGATCTTTATCAGTTGGATATCCAAAATTATTTTTAAATGAAACAAAATCAACTGGGGGATCTTCTGCGAATGCAACGCAAAATATTCCTTTTGAAATAATCAAACCTATTGTTCAGACTATGACACTTAGAGGTACAAATATTAATGCCTCAATGAGAACCGTGAGTGGAACTAGTATTGGTGGAAATGAAATATCTTTCTTAGATCAGGGATTTGAGCCAATTAATCTAAATGCAACTAACTATTTGACCTCACCAAGAGTAATTTCTTCAAAGATTAATGAAACTTCAAAACTCACCAATCTGCCTGCAAATAAGTCATTCACATTAAATCTTAACTTATCAACAACAAATTCATATCTATCTCCAGTTATTGACCTTGATAGAGTTGGTATGATATTTACGACTAACAGAGTTAATAAAGCAATTGAAAATTATGCAACGGATGACAGAGTATCTACATTGAAAGATGATCCTTCTTCTTTCGTTTATGCTACTAAACCTATAGCATTGGAGACTCCAGCATCATCAATCAAAGTTTATATGAGTGCCTATGTAAACACTCAAAATGACATTAGATGTTTCTATTCCATTACTGACGATCCAAATTCAGATCTAATATACTATCCATTCCCAGGATATACTAATCTAACAACAAATGGTGATATTATTAACTTATCTGATAGCAATGGATTACCAGATAAATCTATTTCAAAAACAGATGTAATTGGTTTTGATAGTGATGTTTTAGATTTTAGAGAGTATGAATTTACTATTGATAATTTACCAAACTTTAGATATTTTGGAATTAAACTTGTAGGAACTGCTACAAACCAAGCATATCCACCAAGAATTAAAGACCTAAGAGTGATTGCATTGGCATGATATGGAACACTCCAGAATTGATGGATACTCAAATTTAATCCGCGATGAAGAAACCAAAGCAGTTATTAATACTAGTATGACTGAGTATAATTCATATATGTCTCAGAAAAGGATTAAAGAAAAAGAAAATCAGAAAATACAAAATCTTGAGCAAGATCTTTCTAGTATGAAAGATGATTTAGATGAAATTAAAGTCTTATTAAGGAGTTTATTAAATGAATCCAAATGACATATCTCTTGAAGATCTTAGTAAAAATTTTGAATATTTCAAAATTTCTGCAGAGATAGATAATATAACTGATATTGAAGAAGCAAAAACTCTTGCAAAATGTTATTTTAAACTTTATTTAAAACAGCAAGAAGTTATTTCTAAATTCTAATGGCAAAGCACACAATCACATTTGATCCAGAAACTGGAGTTTCTTACGGTGTTAATTTAGTAATTAACACCGGATCTAACTTTAATGACTCTTTTACAGTACTAACAACATCAGGAAGTCCTTTTAACTTTACAAGTTGGACTGGATCTTCACAAATGGCAAAGAGTGTTTCAATAGGATCTTCTTCATATGCTGTTGCTACTTTTAACGTTGGTTTCACAAGTGCTGCTGGCGGAAGATTTAACATATCACTTGGATCTACTGCTACAAGAAATTTAAAAGAAGGTAGATATGTTTATGATATTTTAGTCAGTTCTGGTTCAACAACATATAGAATTGCAGACGGAAATATTTTAGTTAGACCGGGAATTTCTTCCGCACTATAAATATCTTTTAGGAATAAAAGAATAAATGGCACAACCATCTACTAGACAAGAACTTATTGATTATTGTAAGAGGAAACTTGGTGCTCCTGTTCTGGAAATTAATGTTGCAGATGAACAGATTGAAGATTTGGTAGATGATGCTGTTCAATTTTTCCAGGAAAGACACTTTGATGGTGTTTATCCTGCCTTTTTTAAATATAAATTAACGCAGAATGATATTGATAGAGGTAGAGCAAGAGGAGGCAATGCTCCTGCAGTTGGAATTACTACAACAAGTGTAACTACCACTATTGCAGGGATTACCACTACTTTTAACTATGAGGAAAATGGAAACTATTTACAAATGCCACCGTCTGTGATCGGAGTAAATAAAATATTTCTTTTTGATGGAGCAAATACTATTACTCACAACATGTTTAGTGTGAAGTATCAGTTATTTTTAAATGATGTTTATTATTGGGGATCAACTGAACTTTTAACATATGCAATGGTAAAAACTTATCTTGAAGATCTTGATTTCCTATTGAATACTCAAAAGCAGATTAGATTTAACAAGAGACAAGATAGATTATATTTGGATATTGATTGGGCATCAGTTAGAGATGGGCAATATATTATTATTGATTGTTATTCAACACTAGATCCAAATGATTATAGTAGAGTTTGGAATGATTCATTTATAAAACCATATCTAACTTCTCTGATTAAAAGGCAGTGGGGACAAAATATGATGAAATTTACCGGAGTTAAACTTCCAGGTGGAGTTGAACTTAATGGAAGACAAATGTATGACGATGCTCAAAGAGAAATTGATGTTTTAATGGAAAAAATGTCTAATACATATGAACTTCCCCCACTAGATATGATAGGATGATCAAATGCTTAATCCATTTTTTCAGCAAGGATCTAAAAGTGAACAAGGTTTAATCCAAGACCTAATAAATGAGCAATTAAGAATGTATGGCGTTGAAATATATTATATTCCTAGGCAATATTTAACTAAAAAGACTGTAATAAGAGAAGTTATACAATCTAAATTTGACAATGCATATCCAATAGAAGCATATGTGAACAGCTACGATGGATATAGTGGAGCAGGTACTATATTGTCAAAATTTGGAATTCAAGAACTAGATGATCTGAGTTTGATTATCTCAAGAGAAAGATTTGAAACTTACATTTCTCCACTTATAAGAGATGTACCAAATATAGAATTATCTACTAGACCAAAAGAAGGAGATTTAGTTTATTTTCCTTTGGGTGATAGGTTGTTTGAAATAAAATATGTTGAACATGAACAACCTTTCTACCAGTTACAAAAGAACTATGTTTATGAATTAAGATGCGAACTCTTTAGATACGAAGATGAGATTATTGATACTAATGTAGATGAAATTGATGATAATATTAAAGATCAAGGTTATATTCAAACACTGACTTTGGTTGGATCAGGTGTAACTGCTTCTGCTTATACAAATATTGTAAATAGTGGAATAAGGTTTATTCGCATCACGAATAGAGGTGATGGATATACCTCAGTACCTAGAGTTGCAATATCTTCTGCTCCTGCTGGAGGAATTAATGCAGTTGGTGTTGCAACAATGATTGGAAATATTATTGATTGTAACGGAACTACTTCATTAAAAGTTCAAGGAGTTGAATTAGTTAATGTGGGATCTGGATATACGGTAGCACCGGGAGTAGTTTTTATTGGCGGTGGTGGATCTGGAGCTGCTGCAACTTCGGTAATTGGAGAGGGATTAGTAGGAGTAGTGACAATTACATCCGGTGGTTCTGGATATACTACTTCTCCAACAGTTACATTTACTGGTCCTGGAATTGGAACAACCGCTAAAGCATATGCTGTAGTAAGTTCTGCAGGAACTATTTCTCAAATAAGAATAATAGATGCTGGAATAGGATATACTGTAGCACCAACAATTACCATAGAGTCTCCATTTACAGGCGGAACAGGAACCTATCAATTTAATGAAATAATTACCGGATCAGTAAGTGGAGCAACTGCAAGAGTCAACTCCTGGAATAGTGTGACTAATGAACTTCAAATATTTGTAATATCTGGAACTTTTAAATCAGGAGATGTAATAGTTGGATCTGCAAGTAGTGCATCATATAAATTAAATACTATTAACACAGATAATATAGTAGATCCTTACGCGGAAAATGATGTTATAGAAAGCGAAGCAGATTCAATAATTGATTTTACTGAAAAAAATCCTTTTGGTACTCCATAAATAGTATATCTAATTTTTTCTAATAATGTTTGAGTATTTTTATCACGAGATATTAAGAAGAACAGTAATTTCTTTTGGTTCTTTATTCAATAATATCTCAATTAAACATACAGACAACAGTGGAAATGTTGTTAGTGTTATAAAAGTACCTTTTGCATACGGTCCTACTCAAAAATTCTTGGCCAGACTAGAACAGTCTCCAAATTTAAATAAACCAGTTCAGATGACTTTGCCTAGAATGTCATTTGAACTGGTTGGTTTATCATATGATCCTACCAGAAAAGCCACTACAACTCAATCATTCCTAACTACATCTTCAACAAACAAAACTCAAGAAAAAAAGGCATATTTGCCTGTTCCATATAACCTTGATTTTGAGTTGAGTATAATGACAAAATTGAATGATGATATGCTCCAAATTATAGAGCAAATTATACCATATTTCCAACCAGCATATACAATCAGTATTGATTTAGTAAAAGAGATTGGAGAGAAGAGAGATATACCTGTTATTCTAAACAGCATTTCAATGTCTGATGATTATGAAGGTGATTTTTCAACTAGGAGAGCACTAATTTATACATTGAGATTTACTGCAAAAACTTATCTGTTTGGACCTATTTCTACTGCTTCTTCAGATGTTATCAAAAAAGTTTCTATTGGTCTTGTTGCAGGAGATTCAACCAAAACACCAACGAGAGAGGTTGTGTATACAGTAGAACCAAGAGCAACAAAGAATTATACTGGAACTATCACTACAACTCTTTCAAAAGATATA